CCGCTGCTGCTGCCGAACCAGAAGGCGCTAACCGCAGAAGCCAATGTGATCCACGACCCCACAAGGATACCCTTCGTCTGCGCGTCGTTGCCGTAGACAAGCACCCACACGGTTACCGCGCTGAAGGCCGACAAGATCAAGACCGACAGGGCTTTGAGCCAGCCCGCGTGGGGGAGATCGGCGCGGATGGCTGGCGGTAACTCTTCGTTCGGAATGTTGGTCATTTCATCACCTTCGCCCGCATCGCGGCGGCGAGGCCGTTGACCTTGATAAGCGCGGCCATCGTCAATTCGCTCCCCGCCGCGTCACCGGCTCATCGAGCGGGCAATGGCGGAACAGCGCCAGCGGGCTTTCGCGGCCCATCAATCCGGTCCCCGGCGCAACCACGGTGCGCAACTCCAAATGCAGGTGACAGTCTGGCCCGCGCATGGTGGTGGCATTGCCACTGTTGCCCGTCAGGCCGATGCGCTGGCCCATATGCACGCCCTGCCCCGCCTTCACACCAATGTGCGACAAGTGCGAATACGCGACAAAGCGCAGTTCTGGCTTGCCGTCGCCGGTCACATCGACATTCACGGCCAGCACGACGGTATTGCCATAATCGCCCACCGTGCGGATCATCGCGACATGACCAGCGGCCACAGCGTAGCAAGGCGTTCCCGGTGCGGCGAACAAGTCCCAACCTTGGTGTGGGCGTGTGTTGCCGTCGGCGCGGCGGCGCACCATGCCGAACGTGTGGTTGAGCATCCCGCGCCGGATGACATTGCTGTCCAGCGGCCAATCCCAAAGCGCTGTCATTGCCACCAATCCCACGTCAGATATTTTCCAGCCGCGCCGATGGCGACAAAGCCGCCCGCGATAATCGCCAACCACTTGCCCAGCGCAGCCGCGCCAGCGCCGATGACGGCCAGCGCCGCCAGCCCGCGCGCTGCCTCGACGACGATCTTTTGAAACTGCTCTTCACCGCCAACCGCCTCGACCAGTTGGGTGATCGGCTTCACCGCCGCATCTAACCGCGTGAAATGCGCGCCACCTTCAACAAGCCGAGCGTCAATATCGCTTAGCTTGTCCATAATGTCGGCGTGCGAAGGTTGCGGCCCACTCATACAAAACTCACCGTGCAAGGTTTAAGCGACTTGGTGCCGGTCGCCGTCCATCCGCTACCCCCCGCTCCCAGCAACAATGTCACCACGCCAGCAGTCGAAATTGTCATCAGGCCAAAGCTGGCGGTCCCATTATCCACAACGGACACCACAAAACTTTGCTCGCGGATTGGGCGGAAGTTGGGCAGTAACGTCGCCAGCGTGAAAGCCGCACTCGCCGAAGTTCCACTAATCAGCGGAAACTCCAAAGTTTTAACATCGCCCTCCCGGTTACACATGACGACGCCGGTCACCGCCGCGCTGAATTGCCCCGCGCCTGCCGTCAACGTCTCTCCGCGCGTGTAGTTGCCGGTGACGAAGGCAGCATCCCCGGTTATAGCGAGACCTCCACCGGTCTTATTCTTTATGCCATTGCCAACCAACTCCACCTTGTTGGTGGCGCTTGCCCCGATAACCAGCGCGTCGAGCGCGGCTACCCCGGCAGGCAGCGCAGACGTCCGCTCGTATTTTCCTTCATAGTCAAAATCATTGCCGTCACCCGTCATGTCCAGAGGACGCGGCGCGCTGTTCCCGTTGACCTGCGCCCAGCTTCCTCCGGGATAAGCTGCCGGGTTCCAGCTAGTGACATCAAGCGACAGGTGCCCCTTAATTGACCCCGTGAAACCACCATTGACCCGGATACTGTTTAACCAACCGGACTTGTCGGTGACGTTGTTAACGTCATAGTTCCCGTTTTCGATGAAGAAGGTCGCATCGCGCCGACCGGGCACGCCATGCCCCTCGGCGTAGAAGTTATCGACCTTCACACCGCGCGAGGGGCTAGCGGCCAATCCAGTAAGCCACAGCGCGCAGTCGCGCTTCAGTGTGCCATTACTGTTCAGTGACTCTGCCGTCAGCGACCCGTCGGGGTTGATGCCAAAGGGCTGGCTGTTGATCGAACGAATGTTGCGCACATAGCAATCATGGGCGCTGTCATCGCCGCGATTTGTGATCGCTACCGCACGGCGCACATCGGTCATAATCCAGCCAGCGAAGCCGATGTTGCGGCCACCATGCGTGTCAAGCGCGTGCCAAGTCGGCAGGTTGCGCACTGTGCCATGGTGGGCGTAGCAACGCCGCGACGGCGGATAGCGCACATCATCGCCAGCCGAAACCGCCGAAGTGAAGCCCCAAGCGTAGGCGTTAAGCTCCCCGCTGCCCGTCTCTCCAAAAAACGTATCGAGGTCATAACCGAACCCGTCGTAATCTTCGACTGAATAGCCGATGCCGCCAGCGTAACCCATGCGCAGCGTCGCCAGATCGCGGGTGCGGATGTTGCGGGCATAAGTCATATCAAGCCCGGTGTGGCCCAGTCCGATAAACTCAACGCCTTCTACGACCAGCCCGTCTTTCCAGTTCGGCGGCGTGTTGGCCACACCGCTGTCGGTGCCGCGAAAGCGGATGCCCATGCCAGCAGCATTGTAAACACCGTCGTCGGCGCCGATGATCTGGCAGTTAACGAACAGGCTGTTCGCCGCCAACTCGATCATCGTAATATGGCTGGTTGCTTTGATCGTGCAGCCCTCGCCGTCGAACCTCAAACCGGCGGGGAGGTTGGCAGTGGCGTCGAGTAAATAGATTGCTCCCTTTCGCCCGCGTAGATATTGCCCGCGCGCGACAGCCTCGTTAGCTGCGTTCACGAATGAAGCACGGTCGGTCACCAGCCCGCTGCCCACCGCTCCATAATCCTCCGGTGTGATCCTTTCGGCCAGCTTCGCGTAATCGGTGCGAACGACGGCCCCCGCCCCCGCCTGCCGGAACGCATTAAGGCGGCCACCTATCGCCGGATCGGCCAAATCATCCCGCAACCCCGCATCGGCACCAGTGCCGCTCGAAGCAATAGGGTTGCCGCTCGCGTCAAAAGCAAGAAACTTTGACGCACGCCCAGCCGCCGAAGGCAAAGAAGGAGGCGTCTCACCAATCGGAACTTGCAGCGCGCGGTCGGTTTCAGCGCGCAACTTGATGTCGCGAGCCGCAGCGCGGTCGAAAGGATCGTTAACGAGATCAGGGAAGAACGGGCCGAACCGCTGGAACTCCGCCTCTTGGGTGAAATCTGGGTCCGACACAATACGAACGAACTTACCCGACGCCAGTGCCGGGGTGATCGTTACGCTGCCGGTGCCGTCGGCTGCGCGGGACACGGTGTAAGTTCCTCCCGCGCGCAGCACGTCGTCAACATACACTTGTATTTCGTCAGCGCTGGCCGCGTAGAACGACCACGGAAACACGGTGGTCACGCCGTTGGTTGGCAACAACCCAGTGAACGCTGCGGTGTTTTCTACGGACATTCCGGTCAATCCTCGTCAGGCAGACGGCCTTTCGTCAGGCCGTAATACCAGTCGTAAAAACCTTCGGGGTCCACGTCACCATTGGAGTAGTCCCAGACAAACTCCGCTGTAGCACCGGGTTGGCCCGTAGGCAAGCCGATGAAATACCCCGGCGTCTCGATAGCCGTCTGCATCCACCGGTCCCCAGCGTCGCCCTCCCACGCCCGATAGGCCGTGTCCACGGCGCGGAAGCCGCTCTCTTGGATGCGGACGACCGGGCTACCGGACAGCGACGCATACTGGCCCGTCAACTTGCGCTCGGCGTACGCTGACGCGTCACGCACCATCGGTATGCCTGAGAACAGGTTGAAGAATACGTTGCGCGCGAACCAGTTAGCCCACGTATCCTCGTCGTCTTCCTCGTCGGGTATGTCGCCCGTGATGAGCGCGTCGGCCAGCGGCGCAGCCACCATGAAGAAGAACGAGACCATCGCCGCCTTGCGCCAGTCCCCGCGCCGAACCGCCTGCGCCGTGTCCCATTGGCTGTTTAACTGGACGTTGAAAAAGCTGTAGAACATGGTCAGAAACAGCAGCGCTTGGCTTTGATCGGACCCCTGCCAGCGTGACAAATCCTTCTCGCGCCCCGAGCCTTGGCTAGTGCGGACCACCTTGTCGGCGTAGGCGCTGGCCTCTTCGTCCGTCATATTCTCGGCGATGCCCTTCTGGTGCGCGCCGATCCACGTCGGCATCGACACCACGTAGCGGTCCATCATCTGGATGTGCCAGAACGCCATCGCCCGCGCCGTAGAGAGCGCGCCGGTCTGGCCACGCATCTGCTGGAACACTTCGGCGACATCGCGGTTCATCTCCTGCCCGCGCCGCTCCATTTCCTCGGAACGCTCCAACACAAACGCGTTGGCCGCTCTCGGGTTCTTGAGCACGGTGCCGATGCCGCGCGTGACATAAGCGGGGCCGATGCGGCCCGCCGACGAGAACAGGCCCAACGTCTGGGCGATGCCGGTCGAGAAGCGGAAGCCCATCGAAACCAGCGAAACGTTGACGCGCATCGAGCGCAGGAACTTCTCCCACCACGCAGACGCCTGCGCGTTGGACGAACTACCCACCACACGGCGCAGCCAAGGCTTGATCTCGGCGCGGTATTCTTTGCCCAGCTTCAGGTCGATGGCGTTGCGCACGCGGGGGTTCTCGATGACCCGCAGCACGTCGCGGACATACTCGGCGTAGGCGACGCGGGTGATGACCTGTTCGATGTGCTGGAACAGGACCGCCTCGACGGACAGCCGGATTGGACCGGTCGCCCCGGTGCGGGTGATCGTGTGCCCCTTCGGCGTGTTGATGCCAGACCGGGCACCGAACAGGTCGTTGGCCGCGTCGGTCTGGTTGTTCTCGGCGCGCTGGCTGCGGTCGGCGTCGTACACGACCGGCCAATACCCGCCACGGTAGACGCCGAACGGCGTCGTCACCGGCAGTGGCTCGACCTTCTCGGGGGCCACACCGGACATGGCGCGCTCGGTTTTGACGGTCTCGGGCCACAGGGTTTCGACAGCGTCCCAAAGCGTTTGGACATAATCCCACTCGTCTTTGGTGAGTTCGCGGGTCAGCACACGCATGATCGCGTCCTCGCTCCACGCTTCACCCCGCGCCAACTTCTCAAGGTTGCTGGCGTTGCCCACGTTGAGCGCGACGGACAAGAGTTCCATCCGGGTCATCGTCGTCGGCATCCCGTTGCGCGGGTCCAGTTCGCCACCACGATGTGGGAAATCGGGGATCGTGACCTTCTGCTCCAGCCGCTTACGCAGCTTGGCGGGCATCTCCAGATACCCCTCGGTGATCGGCTTCATAACCGCATCACGCAAGCGCGCGTGGGCGTTGTTGCGCTCTGTGGCGCGACGCGTCAGCAGCCGGTTCATGGGGCCATTCGGGTTGCCCCCGTCCAACGCGTCGGCGATGTTTTCGATCTTGAGCAGCCCCGCGATAAGTGAAGCCCCCCGACGCGCATCGGTGTTGCGGTCTGGCGACAACTTGATGTCGGGCAGCTTGCTGATGGACGCGACGATCTCGTCGATATACACATTGAAGTCCCGCTCGACGCCAGCGTCGATGAGGGTCTGCTTCAGCTTACCCAACTTCATCAGCGATTGCACCGCGTCGTTGAGGCCGAACAGTTCATCGACCTGCACGCGCCGGTAGTTTTGCGCGAACTGAAGACGCGGCGGCACCAACACCTCGAAGCCCTGCGCGATCTGGCCAGCGGCCCAGTCGTTGAACCCTTCCTTCTCGTCGAGTACGCGCTGGCTGCGCGGCTTGAAGTCGTAGTCTTCGAGCAGTTCCTGCACCCGCTCGAAATACCCGGTGTCGATGCTCTTCATCGCCGACCGGCTGGCCAGACGGTTCATGCGCCGAACGATGACTTCGATCTCGTCAGCCGCCAGTTTGGCCTCAGCCACCAGCGCGCTGTTGATAAGTTGTGCCTGCTTCTGCCGAAACGCCTCGGTCATGTCGCCAGCGAGGATCGCGGCTTCCGCTGCGCGCCCCGCCTTAGCAGCAGCCCGCGCGTACCGTTGGATCGCCGACCGGCTGGCCACGTCCTGCACCAGCCCGCCGCGCACCTTCCGCGAAGCCCATTCGCGGGCGAGCCGGTACGGTGTGTGCTGCGATTTCGTTTTGCGCGCGAGATAGCGCAGTTCCATCCCGAGCACTTCGCCTTGCGTCGCGCTCTCTACAGCGGCCAGCGCCTCTTCCTCGATAGACCCATCAGTCAGTGGGTCGGCCACATTCCCGCCAGTCTCGGCGGCGGTGGCCTCGTCGATAAGACGTTGACGGAGTTGGCGTTTGTCGCCCGCCGCGCGCATCGTTTCGTGCTCCGCGCCGATCTCGAACAGCGCCTTCATCATCGCGTCGCCGGATGCGAAGCCGGTGATCTCGGCGACGAGATCAATGTCCATGCCGTCGCCGGACGTGAGGCGCGGACCCTTGGGCAGACGATCCAGTGCGGCTTCGCCGTACGTGTCGATGATCTGCCCCGCGTTGAGTTTCGTCGGCTGGGCGGCGCGGGTATCGTCGTTCAACCAGCGCCCAGTGCGCAGCAGATGCAGAGCGACGAAGCGCGGTTCGTCGTTGACATCACGCGTGGCGCGCTCACGCGCCTTGCGGTTGCGGTCACGCTGACGTGCCGTTTCGCGCTGGCGGATCGGGGCCATGACCTTCTCGGTTAGTTCGGCGTTGGCTTGTTCCCGCGCACGGGTGACCGCCAACGCGAACGCCTCGAACTCGGCCTCGCCCATGTCGTCGGGCTTCTCGGCGAACATCGACTTGGTGTTCTGCTGCACGGCGTATTCGGCGATGGCCGCGTCGGTGGCGAGCATACGGTCGAACACGCCGCGCACATCTGGAGAGATCGGCGACGCCAGCGCCGTGAGTTGCTTATAGATGCGGATCAGCCACGCGCGGAAAGTCTTGAACGCGCCTTCGAGTTCCGCCGACGGGGCTTTGCCTTCCATCAGGTAGGTCTCAAACCCGCGCGCGATAAGTTCATGCGCGTTGCGTGTGATCTGGCCACGGTTGATGGGTTCGCCCTGCTCGGCAAGCCAGTCCTTCAACATTTTCCAGTCACGCTTGACACCGGCAGGCGCGTCAGCGCGCGTCGCGTTGCGGCGGAACTCCTCGAAGAAAACGTGGCCGGTTTCGTGCAGCAGGGTCGAAAGATCAGCATCCTCGAACAACGTGATGACCGAACCCGTGGACGACAGTTCAACCTGCCCGCGCGGTGCGCCTGTGCGCTGGAACAGCGGGAAGCCCTTGGTCGCCTGTTCGCGCATCGCCGGGGTGATCTTGAAGCCGAGGTTGGATGGTGTGTCTACGGGGTCGGGCTGACTGGCTAGATCGGTCATGCGCCGGATGGCTTCGCGGAGTTCGCCCTCCCGCTCGGCGCGAAGCTGTTCCACTTCGTCGGGGGACACCGCGTCGAATTTTGCTAGTTCGTCCTTGCGCGCGTTAAGCGCGGCGATGTACCCCGGAACCGCAGCCTCCATACGGTTCGGCGCGTCCGGGTTGTTGATCGCGTTTTCCAACGAAGCAATTTGAACGACGATACCTTGGCGCTTGGCTTCGAGCCGCTCAGCCACGGCCTCTGGGGTCCACTTTGACAGCCGCTCCTCCAATTCCTCCAACGTCCAATATGTTGAAGACGCTGGCCCTAGCGACGCACGGATTTCGCTCATAGCCCGCTGCACTTCGGCCCGCCGCGCGTCGCGCCCAGACAATCCGCCAAACTCCGGTATCGCTTGCCCCTCGACCTTACCCCCGAACGGCTTGATAAGTTTGCCGACGGTCTTGGGCAGGATTTCGTCGTAAAATGTAACGGCACCCGGCTCAACGCCAGTTTGCCCGCCATTCTGCTGGTCGCCCCTAATCCACGCCACGCGGTTGAAGCCTTCGTCTACCGCCCAGCGGATCGCGCGCTTCATCACAAGCTGCGCCCACGTCGTCTTGAACGGGGCGTCCATGACGCTGTACATATTGTCTCTTTTGGCGACGGCGGCGGCGCGGGCCTCGTCAGTAGCCGAGACCGCAGCACTCTCCTCCTCCAAGAACGGACGTATCCCGAGATTGTACATAATCCCGTTGGCTTCGCGCCACACATAGCCGGGTGACAGGGTTGGGTTGTCGCTGCGTTCTTGCGCCAGTTTGTCGAACCGGGCGATGACGCGCTGCCCGCGCTCGTCCATGTCGGAGGCACGCCACACGTTGACGAGGTCCGGGGCGATGGTATCGAACTTCTCGATGAACACCTTCTGCGCGTCCTGAAGCGCAAACTCTGCGGCGGCGACGGCTTCGCTAAGCTGGGTCTTTTGTTCTTCTGTCAGGTTCTGTTTGTACCCCTCGCGACGCCCCTTCTGGTGCCAGTCGCTCTGGATTTCCTCGATGAACAAAACGCGCTGCCCGTTCACGTCAACCGCGTCGCGCATACGCAGGTGCGCCACAACCCCCGGCTGGTCCCAATGGGTGCCGGGTGCGCCGCGCTCGAAATCGGGCAGCGTCAGCAGCAGTTCACGGTACTCGGCGTCGGGGTTGTTGCGCGCGGTCGAGTATTCTTTGAACTTGGTGCCGTCTTCGTCGATGTTATCGAACCGGTCACGCAACTCGTCGTCGATAGTGTCTTCAACGTATTGCTCGACCCAAACGTCGCGCGCTTCGGAAAGTTCTGCGCGCAACGCGTCATCGAGATCGCTGTGCGCGTCGTTAGCTTCGTCTTCCGTGGCGTACACTTCGGGGCGGCGCTCCCCAGTTACCACGTCAACCAGTTGGTACCCGTCGCCGTAAATCGGAGTTTGCCCCGGCTCGAACAGACCAGGGTTCTGGCCGATGACTTCGCGCTCGACGGTGAACTGCGCGACGTCGCCGACCACTTCATCGACCAACTCTTCCGCCCGTTCTCGAATATCGTCTTCGGCCTGTGTGCGCTCGCTGTCAACAAAGTCGCTAAAGGAAATGCCCGAAGCACCATCCAGAACTATCTCCTCTACGCGAACGCCGCCTTCGCTCACCAGACCCAGCAACTGTTCTTTGGTGACCGTGGCGTCGGGGGCCATAGCCAGCATCTCGTCGAGGCCGGTCCAGAAGAACTCGTCTTCCTTGACGCCGGGGGTCTTTAGCAGCGTCGCGCGCCACTGTTTCGCGGTAGCCTTATTCTGTTTGCTATCTTCGATGGCCTTGGCCAACGCGCTGTAGAAAACCGGGTTGTCGGATTGGAAGAGCGTCAGCCGCTCGGGATCGACGCGCGACACTTCCTGCGGCGTGAACACAACCGCGACGAGGCCCAGCACCGGGTCGTTTGACCAATACCCCTGATACCCGGCTTCAATAAGCGCGCGTTCCTTGCCTGATTTCCACAGCCCATCGGGATCGGCCTGCGCCGCGTACAACGCGCTGGCGTCGATACGCGCCTCGTACCGGGTAACGCCCCCGCCGAACTCGTTGACGTAGCCCCCCGGTTGGCCGGTGGCGATACCAAAATATGTACGCGCCGGATCGGTGCCGATCTTCTGGCGCTCACTCTTCGGCAAGAACGTACCTGAAGCGCCCCAACGTGTGGGGTCGGTTACGGTCAAGTCGCCGACGCTGGAGAAATGCTGGAGCGTGATCTTGCCGTCGGCGTCAACAGGCGGCTCGGCGAGTTGAGCCGGGGTGGCCTCTTCCCATTCCGCGCTGGCGGGATCGACGAAGCGCGCACCCTGTTTCGCGGCGCGCTCCTGCGCGCGGTCGCGCAAATCCCACTCGTCGCGCGCAGCGAGTAGCAGGGTGCCGTCAGCGGCGACGCGGATGTCTTTGCTCTCGGTTTCGCGGAAGATCGCTTCGCGCTTCTCTTGCGGGATCGGTGAGACGCCCCCCACCAGAACGCGCATCGTGGTCTCGCTCTCGCGCGCCAGCGGCTGGCCAGCGAAGTCAGATGCGCCCTCCTCGGAAACCCAGAGCGGCAGCAGGCCGATCTTCTGCTCGGCGAAGATGGTGTCGTCTATCTGGGCGGTGCGGTTGGTCTCACCGTGCGGCCCGAAGTTCAACCACGAGTTTTGGCCACGCGTCTCGGTCGTCATCGCGCGGCGGGCGAGCGGGCTGAACATCGCCGAGTGAGCACGCCACGCGTTCTCTTCCCCGGCAGCGCGGAAGCCGAAGCCTTCCTTGATGTGGCCGAAATAGTCGTGGACGACACGGAAGATGTCGTTGACGCGCACCGGCTTGCCGCCAAAGTTCTCGCCGGGAACCCAAGCCAGCATCGGGTTTTCGGCTTCCTCCTTTTTGGAGATGCCTTCCTGCCCGTACCCGGCGTCGGTGCTGAACACGTAAATGTGGTTGCTGTCGCGCACGTCGCGCACTGCGCCCCACGGGTTGCCGTCGTACGGGTCTTGCTCCGGTGCGAACTCGACATGCAGGCCGGTAGCCTTAATCGCCCCCCACTGCGCCAGCGTCTCGATCACCATCGCGTCGTACGCGGCGCGGACCTCTAGATCGTCAGGCGCGTGCGGCATATCCTCGTACGCCTGCGCGATACGCGCCGCGCGCTCCCGGTCAACCTTGGCATAGGTTGTCGGGGGGATGTACACGATCTGGGCGTCGCGGGCGTACGTATCGGCGGCGATGCGCGCAGGGGCGTAAGGACCGGGAGAGGTCTGCGGCAGCGCGGTTAGCGGCGCGATGCTAGATTGTTCGAGCGTGCTCTCGTCAAGCTGCGCTAGGAAGTCTTCGCTGGAGAACGTGCCGAAGAACGCGCCAAACCGGAACGTGTCGCCATCAGGGTCACGTTCGGCCAGCTTCCGCAGACGGGGAGCGATAGAGTCGTTGCCCATCGTTATTTCGACCGCGCCGTCTTCGCGCTTAGTGGCGTACAGCCGATGGTCTCTGCCGTCGGCCCATTCGTCCAACCCGAGTTCCTTGGCTGCTTCGTTGTGCGTCTTCTCGTACGCATCCCACCAATACACGTCGCCGGATCGGGCGTCCATGATGCCACGAAGCTGTCCCGTCTTAGACTGCTCCAGCTTACCGAGGACTGCCTGCGCGGGCGGGTTGCGCGTGGCGAACCCACTCTGATCGAGCACCCGGCCACCCAGCGTGTCGCCACCGTCGAGACGACGGCGGAACTCGACCGGGTTGCGGCGATGCCACTCGGCGGCGTCAACGCCGAAGCGTGCGCCCATAGCCTCGCGGTTGGCGGCGTAGAGCGCGGCCTGTTTCGTGGCGGCGTCCTCGGTGAAACCGAGATCGAGAAGCTGTTGCTTGACTTCATCCAGCACCGCGACGGCTGGCTTGTCGGCATCGCTCGCGGCCTGCGCGGCGGCGACGATCTCTTCGCCGCGCTTCTCGAGATCGGCGTTGAACTGCTTCGCCTGCTCAACGACCTGCCGGGGGGACAAGCCGCCAGCGTCGGTGCGCGCGTCCTGCCTCAGCACGTTCCACGCAGGCGTGCCCGCGAGATACGCAGCCGCGTCCGCGATGGGGATCACCACATCGCCGCCCGTGACGCGGGCTTCCTCGATCTGGTCAGCGTACCGCTCGAAAAACACCTGCTCAGCTTCAGGGATTTCGCCGCTCTGCTGGTACGTCTCGATGGCCTCGATGGGCACAAACACATTCTCGATACCACTGTTCACCGCCTGCTCGGCGACGAACTCGCGGAACGTCTCGGGATCACGCTCACGCATTTTGTGCTTGAGCGCGCTTTCCATCACCGCGTCGAGCGCGTCGGCGTTTACCGCCGCGCGTGCCGCTTCGGACGCCATCCGGGTGTTTTCCTTGGACCGGCCCGTCAATAGGTCGGTGACTTCGATGCCGGTGCGGACACCACCGCCAAAACCGGAACCCGCGACCATACCCGCGATGGCCTGTTTCGCCATGTCCTCCATGACGAACGGCTTGTCGGTGCCAGCCACCGCACCAATATACTCGATGTCGCCTTGGATGAACTCGGTAGCACCTTCAGTCGCTGCCGCACCAGCAATGCGCCGAACGGCGCTCGCGCCACTGCTGACGAAGATGCTCTCGATGCCCAACTTCTCGAGTGCCGCCGACGCGATGCCGAACGGGGCAGAGATAGCCACGTCACTGAAGCTGGCGTCGGTCTCGCCGTTATTCTCGGCGCGCTGTTGCGAGAGGCGTCCGGTTTGGATCGCGGCCCCCTGCATCCAACCTCCCGGCGTAAGGTAGACCGACATCTCAGGGAGTGAGGCTACGCCCTGCTCCAGAACGAACATACCGAGACTGCCGACACCGTCGATCTTCTCGAACCGCTGTTCGCCTGCGATGGGCGCGGCGGCGGCGCTCTCAAACTCCCTCGCGCGGCGCTTGAAAAAGTCTCCCGCCGAACCCGGCAACAGTGCCCCCGCCAACCGCTCAGCACCACCTGCCGCGCTGGCCGCGCCGCGCTCCGCGAGCGAACCGAAACGGTCGAGCGTGCTGTCTTCCTGCGCTGCATCGCGCGCGGTCGCACCCGTACGTCCCCGCTCGCGGATTGTCTCGCGAACACCGATAGCTGCCACGACGCTACCCAACATCGGGCTGTTGCGCATCACGTTCAGAAACGACGTGGCCAGCAAAGACCCAGCGGTAGACCGCTTGCGTGTCGGAGGAATAGCTTCCTTCAGCTTCTGTGCCAACAAGGCCATTTCGAGGAAGTCGCCTTCAGCCATAGCGGCGCGAAGCGGATCGGTGTAAAACTGAGCGAGGGACGGCGCGCGGTCAAGGCCGCGCATCAGAAGGGCGTTGTCCGCGTCCTGCTTGGTCCCTTCGGGGTCGGCCAACGCCTGTGTCCACGGGATGCGGTTCTGCCGAACGTACTTGATGGCCTCCGACGCTTGTTCGGGCGGGGGCGCGTCGAGCGTAACGCGTTTGACCCGGTCGACCGCGCCCTGTTTGACAATCTGAGAGAAGGCGGCATCGCGCTCGCGCTTGCGGCGCTGCGCGTCTTTGTCACCTGCGATGATGTCGTCGATGGGGCCTAGCATCACACCACCCTAATCGCGGTATGAGCGCGTGTAAATATCAAGTTCCTCATTGAGCGTCGGCAAACGACCATATGTGCGCTTAAACGCGCTGCGGATTTGCTTCTGCGCCGCCGCTGGGATGTCAGGCACCGCGACGGTGCCTGCCTGCCCCGCGATCTCGAAATATGGTTTGGCCACATCGCGCTGCCCCCAGAAGCCGGGTTCCTTGACCGTCACCGTGCGTGTGTACTTTCGCACAACGGCATCGAGTTCCGGGTCAGTGAGTTGGCGGTTCTTCTCGGTTTGCTCTTGGGCGACCTCCGCTTCCACCAGACGCGACAGTTTCGCGCGACGTTCGAGGTTGGCTTTGTCGCTGGCTTTCTTGCCCTGCCCGGTAACGATGTCCACCTGCGGCGCGTAGCGGTTTATGGCGGTGCCGATGCGAGCATAATTCGCCGCGACCGTGCCCTCGGCCCCGCCGCCGTTGCGGATGTCGAGTTGTTTTTTCTTTAGCCGATTAAACTCGCCCTTGGTCATCGCCCCTCGGTACTGTTCCAGATCGACCTGCAAGAACCCGGCTTGGCTATCCGCTCGCGAAGCCATGTCCTCAAGCGTGAAATACAGATCGCCGCTGGCTTCAGGCGCGGCCTCCTGCATCGTGTTCTGCTTGATCTCACGCCGGTACGCCGATTGCACAGCCGGGGGCAGCGCCCCGAAGTTCGGGATTTGCTCCACGCTCGTCAACTCGCCGCCCTGCGCCTCGATCTTGGCGACGGTCTCTTCAGCCGCGCGCCGCTGCTCCTGCTCTTCGCGCTGCACTAGGTCGTCCTGCCGGTTGACGTGCGCATCCATGCGACGCAGCAGCGCGTTGTATTGGGGGAGCGTTAGGTTCTTCTCTTCCGCGAGTTGGCGAGCGGCCTCGTAATACGCTTCCTTGTCAACGCGGTCGGCCTTGTACCGGGGCAGTTGACCTTGCGCCCATGTCTGCCTTTCCGGGTCCAGCAAACGTCCTTTAGCGTCGCGCACCTCGAGATGTAGGTGGTTGCCGGTCGAGCGCCCGGTGCTGCCGACGCCGCCGATAACATCGTCAACGCCCACCTCGTCGCCCACTCGGACATTGATGTTGCGCAGGTGCCCGTACGCGGTTTCGCGACCGTCGGCGTGCCGCACCACCACGTAGTTGCCGTAGCCCCCTTTGGGTTTGGCCCAGACGACCTTACCGGTAGACACCGGGTAAACCGGAGTACCGGCTGGCGCAGCGTAATCCGCGCCTGCGTGGTCGCGCGTCTCACCGGTAATCGGGTCTTTGCGGACCCCCATGCTGCTGGTCCGACGCCCTTTGCCGCGCAGTGGATCGGCCTTTGCCGCAGCCGTTTCCTTCTGTCGTTCGCCCGGTGTCGCGTCGTCTGAGGCGGGAGTGTCGGCGTCGGCTTCCGCCACGATCAAGCCAACGCGCGCTAGCGCCTCGCCCTCAAGCGCGTCAACGCGTGCCTCTTCGAGCGCGGGCTTCATCGCGCGGCGCATCTTAGTCTCGTCGTCCGGCAGGATATTGGCCGCGTTGCGGTTGACGTAATCCTCTTTCAACAGGACATCGTCTATGGCCTCGGCTGCGCTAACGTACACCGACGAGCGGTATTGTGCGACGGCCTGCGCCTTGTCCGCTTCACCCATGCCCTGAAGCGATGCCGCAGACAGGATTTCGCTCTCACCTGTGGCGAGACTGCGCGCGAACTCTTCGGGGTCGTCGCGCATATCCACCGCGCGGTCTTTGAAGTTGACTGCACGTGCCGCGCTCTCGTTGACGCTAGCGGTGCGCACCTCGCTGTCGGCGTGGTTGTACACCCGGTCGAGGTCGGAAGTCAGGCGGCTATCATACGCCGAAGAGAACAGGAACTTCTGCCGGTCGTTCTTCAGGTTGCCGGTTAGTTCATCCTTGATGGCCCTAGCCTGCGTCTCGAAGTCCAAACGTGCGGCCTGCGCGTCGAAGCCTTTAGCCGCCATCGCCTTGCGGCGCAGTTCGCCCAGTTTGAGCATTGCCTCATTGTCAACACGCTTGGCCGCAGCCTCGTCGTACACCGCGTTGATGCGCTCCTGCCGGTCGGCGATCTCGGAAAGTTGACCCCCGGCCTGCGCAATCGCGCGGCCATAGGTATCCTGCCCGAAGTCAGCGGCGCGCACTTTCGCGTCGGTGACCGGGCGAAGGGATACGCGGTTTTCAATGTCGGGGCGTACGATAGGCATTAGCGCGGCCCCCTACCGGTGGGTGAAAGGAACCCGGCTGACGATTTCGGAGTGAACGAAGCGGGGGCCGAAGGCGAAGCGCGGAAACCGGCCCCGCCGCCCGCTGCCGCTGCCGACTTGGACGCCTGCTGCGCGCCGCCTAGCAACGTCCCCGCAGCCGCGAAGTAAGAACCAACCTTCGCGGCCTTACCGCGAGCACGCGCCGCGCGCCCTTCCATCACAAAGTTCGACGCGTTGATGTCATACCCTTGGATTTCGCGGCGTGTGTTCTCGCCGATGATGGATACGTCTTCCGCGCCGATCTGGGCGGTGGCGAGTTGGTCCTCGAACGCTGACCCAAACCCGGTGTCGAGACCCGACGCCGCCTGCCCAGCACGTAACCGGCCAACGCTCTGCGACACCGCGCGGTAGCGGCGCATCTGCTCGACGTTGCCGCGCTCTACCGCGTCTTTGACTTTGGCGCGCTCCAGCGCAGCGTTCTGTTCGGCGACGCGCTGTTCATATTTGGACTGGGCGTTGGCGGCTTGGCCTGCGTAAAGCTGGCCCCCCGCCGTTACGACGGCAGCAGCAACAGCGAGGACGGCGGGGTTGCACACGAAAAATACCTCATCGGCTGGCCATTGATGACGAACAGGTTCACCAAGTCTACCCGAAAACCGATGCGCGTCAACCAACGGATGGCGAGATCGTTTTCAGCGTGGACGTAATTCTCCAATACCCGATATTTCGAGCGAAAGATAGATGAGTAAACCACGCCCGCACGCACCAACACTTTGCGCTGCCGCGCCGCCTTGTCGCTCATCAGCAGCCAGACCTTCGACCGGCCCGTCAGGACGCAGGTAGGGACGACACCAAACATGGCCTCGGGCTTGCCGTCTATTTTGACGGTGTACGTTTCTCCCCACTGGATGCCGTATCGCAGGTTGTCCTTCGGGGTCATGCGCGCCGCCTCGCACTCCAGCCGATCCATCTCGCGCAGCGAGTTAGCGACGCGCCCTATGTGCGCCGGGGAGGCGCGGACGATCTCAATCACCGGACACAACCGGCGCGATAAACAGCCCAGTAATGTAGAAGGGCAGGCTGGCCAGTTGGCGGATAACAACCGTTGCCCCGTCGCCATAGACGCTGTCGAGTTTGATCTCGAAATCCTTGGCCCCGATGGTGGACTGGACATCCCAGACCTCGCTGCCGTTCCTCTCAGCGGCGGGCTCGAACTCGCCCAACGCGCCGTCGTTGCGGATCGCTACTTCCAAGCCCTTGGTGTCGAGCGTGCGGAGCACGATCTCGTCCACCGTCTGGCGGTTGGTGTGCATCGAGCCGCGATCCGACGCCAGCGCCAGCGGTAGGGTCTCGATCTCACACGTAAACGGAAGCCCGACGCTGACCGTCGTGGCCGCGAAGTCCAACGTCACCGTGCCGTTGGTGACAACCAAATCTTTGATCTCGTACCCGTCAGCAAACGCGGTGACGGTTGCGCCTTCGAGATGCCACAACCCCGTTATGGCGGTCTGCGGGGTCTCGAAGGTTTGGGTCACAGCGCAATCTAGCGGGCACGCGTTGACGTAATCGTCCGGGTTGTGAATGTCGTGCGGTAGCGCCATGCGCTCGTACATCCGGCGCTCGACGCCGTTGATGGTGCGTTTGACGATCAGGTAGACGCGGTCCACCCCGCCTTCGGTGATGACCGCCGCGTCCTGAAACTCGCCATTGGTTTCGGCCACGGTCCAACCGAAGACTTCCTGCTCGCGCTGCCACGTAAACGGCAACATCTTCCCGTCGCCGCGTACGGTCCAGACCACCGAGAACGGTTCGGCTTGGTAATCCCAAGCCGTGATCGGGAACCGCGCGAACAAATGCGCGCTGAACAGGCTCACGTCGTTGGACCGGTACCCCTCGATCTCGAAGGTGTAATTCAACGCGCGAACTCCCTTAGCGCGCAGCGGCTCGAAGAACACAACCTCGTCGATGTCGATAGCGCGCAACCGAGAAGCCCCTCGCCCGCTTTGTTTCTTGGGGAGGAAATCGCTGGGCGTGATCGCCTCTGCGACCCCGCCGCCCGTTATCGCGTAAATGCTGTCGCCGGTCAGCGCCAGTAGGCTGCCCGCTCCGACCAGTTGGTTTATGGGGTTTACCCGGCGACCAACAATGGCTTGAGAAAAGGCGTCGTCGGCTTTCGGGGGGAATGATTTGTCCAAGTTCTCCAGATCGGCGCTCTGCGACCCGAAAATCGCGTTGGGGTTGTTGCGCGTGCGCCCGAACAACAGCCGCTGCTGGTGCATCCCCAAAGTCGAAGGGTAGTTGTCGGCGCTCGCGAACGGGTTGGTGGCCTTGGGCGGGGTGTTGGACAGATCGGCGAGAATGTTCTGGTCTTGGAACGACAACCCCTCGGTGCCGCCGATGTACCCATACGTGCCGCTATTGTTCTTGTAGACGTTGTACCTCTCCGCCCCGGTCGCCGCAGCCCATGTGATCGTGTTGTAATTGCCGTCGAGCGTCAGATCGTTGCTGGTGGTAGCGATACTCGACGCGCGGCTTTCCTGCCCTGTGTCCTCGTCGATAGAAGTGACGACATAGCTATAGCTGGTGGCCGTGTACCCCGGATCGCCGGGGGCGCTGCCACTGGCGTGGAAAAACGCAGCCGCGACGCTACCCGGCGCGACGATGGTCGGGCCGAAAGTCACCTCGCTCCAGTCCCACTCTGTGTGCGCGGCGCGGGTCAACTTCTGCACTGGCTTGTCGATGTGAACCGAGTAGGCGCGGTCGTTCGTCTGCTCGAACTGCACGTCCGGCAGATCGAGGTGCGAATAGGGTGTGTACACCTTATGGAGACGGTAGAGGCCCATTACGGAATAGGCCCGTCGTCAACGCGCCCACCGCCGCCGCCGCCGCCGCCG